CTGTATCAAACCGAGTACCTCCTGCCAATTGCATTAATCCCATTGGGCCTGATTTTGATTTTGCCTTATGATTGAAATCAGATTCTTTCATCATTGCAGCGGGAACAAGGTTCTCAGGTAAACCGAACATATCGTTGTAATATTTCGCCAAAGTAATTAATTCATCGACGTTGTCATACGGTTTTGTAGCTAGGCGTTTTCCAAGGATTTGTTGATAAGTCGGTTTTGCCATTACATCCACCGTTTCTTTTCTGGATCGGGGTTGAGGATATTTGAGTAACCGTGACGATAGATGTCTTGTAATTTTTGATACATCACAGGGTCATTGCGATAAACGTGCATCATGTTCTCAAGACCTTTGTCAAACTTCTTTGGCGCATTGTCTCCGACTTGCATTGACTTCATTACGAAGTCAATGTAATCTGCAATGTCTTTCAGACTATGTTGTCCTGACGAATCATCCATGTCAATACCACGCTTTTGCAGATTGAGGAGACTTCCAATTGTTCATGTGATATTTCTCAAGTAACGCTTCAACCAATCGAGGATCTTCGCCGTAGACTTTAAGATAAGTCTCAATCTTCCGCAATTCTTCCCGCTGGCGTTCAGACATATTGTTCTGCATACCGTTATTGAGAAGTTGTGTGACATCGCTGAGATAGGTCGGGTCAGAATCGCTAAAGCGACGACCGCTCTGAAGAGCCTTTGCGACTTTAGCTAAATATGACGGATCCATAGCTCACCTGCTGAGTGTTTACAGCAGTATGGGCCATAATTGCGAGGTTGTAAACCGGAATACATCGATAGACGAACTATCGATGTCACACGGCGTAAGGATTCACATGCTCTTCGCCCCAGACCTCATCTTCCTCTTCATCCTTATCTTTGACAGGGTCAATTGAGATCCAACCACTGTCTCTGAGTAACGAAAGTCCTTGACTGAGACAATCAACATATTCGTCATGAGCGCTGTTCGGGAAGCTGCAAACCTCGCGCAAGAAGTCCTCAGCCCATGTGACAAATTCTCCCGGAACCTGTTTGCTTTCTGGAATGTAGACGCGCCCGTTGTAGACCAAATGAGACACCGCGTGGAGGCGCATGACTTTGTCAGGTCTGCCGGGATTATACTTCCGCACTGGCAATCCTGCGCGTTGCAAATCCTGAATCAAAGGAATACCAGAACCCTTGTCTTCGATCAATAGAATATCGACTGGAGCTTCCTGATCACCATAAGTGTTCTTATAATCATCTGTTGCTTTCTTGCGTAGCTCTGGATATTTGAGGTGTTCTGTCCAGCAATCAAGAATCATCGCGCAATGAGGTGAGTCCTGATCAGGTCGGAAGATTCCTAATACGAGACAACCTGTCGGGTCATTCTCAGTCTTCTCAGTGAACGCCGTGTCGTATGACTGAATAACATATTCAAAGAACGGCATTGCTTTGTTGGCTGACCACTTCTTGAACCAGCTCCGTTTCAGAATACCCGATTCCTCGATATCGATCAGTTCAGCGTAAATCTCTTGACGACCGAGATTCGTCCCTTCATATTGTGTGATTTGGCGCATGAACGGTGCGGCCAAATTGTTTCTATTTTCGTAGGTTGATCCAGTCGTTATGATTGTTTTTGCTTCTGGATCCCTTGATTGTTTAACAAGGTTCTGAATTAGAATGGTCGGTTTGGGAGTCGTTGTTACGACTGCTCTAGGGTTTTTACCTAAGCGTAAGCCAAAGGACATCATATCCCAAACCATTTGTTGCGCGTTAGGATCCCATGCTGCAAGTTCGTCACAATTATGCACTAGGATCCCGTTGGCAAAGAAAACACCACCTTTGACAGTTACGTCATAAACCGAACTCTTTCCTGAGGGAGTTACGGCGAGTACTTGACTTTTTATAAGGTTCGGATCTTCCGATACGACCTGCCGCAGCATTGCATTTCTTGCAGCAGTATTTTTGATGTGGTCGTTTTGGAATGAACTCTGTTGAACAAACTTCACATTTCTTTGGAACAGGTTCGGGTTTAGAATATCTCCAAGTGTCGTTACATAAGAACGAGCAAAAGACTGGAATTTTGTAATTCGCGTTAGGACGCGTGACTGTAAACTCTTTCTTGCAATATAGACATGTTCCAGTGAGTTCGACTCCATTTCTCCATCGTTCTTTGAGATTTTCAGATCTCTCTTTTGAATGACATTCTGCATGTTCTTTTGGTGATAACATTTCGAGATTTGAAATGTCGTTGTTGGACTTGTTTCCATCACGATGGTGGACTTCATAACCATCTGGCACTGGTCCGTTATGTGTTTTCCAAACCTCATGAGCGAGGCGAAGATTCCACCACTGATAGTAACCGTCTTCTCTTCTTTTAAATTTGATCCCGTTGTATTCAATAAATTCAGGTTTATTACACACGATCTGTTCTCCATATCACCGAGTTGAAAAAATTCCCCGTCTGAGTAAACCTTATGCTCAAATGTGCCGGTAAGTTTAGCAGTTTGTGTGCCCAATGTAAACACTTGTGCGTTTGGGTCGGTGAGTTTTTTATTCGTAACCGTTTGATAACCCGTAGGGGTTAGTATTTGATCACCAATTTGTAAATCGTAAAGACTCTTATCACCATTTGGAGTATTCACCAATGTCTCACCAATGAGACACCAACTGAAATCGCATTGAGGTCCACGGAGACGTTCAGGTTCTTCAGCAGAGAACAAAGAGGCAGTCGCACCATTCGGCCATGTTATTCTGCGTTTTGTGGATTCGTATAGCGGCTTATTCCACGGAGGGCTGATGTTCAATAAACCTGACTCACCCTCGATCGCAACGTCACGAGCATCCGCCGCTGTTGGTGCAATGATGTGAATACGCTTCGCTTGACCAGTCTCAACCATGTGACGAACGAGTTCTGCTCCAACTCGAGTTTTTCCGAATCCTCGCCCTGCCAATAGGAGCCAAACAGACCAATCAACACGAAAGTTACAGACCTTCGGTTCGTCTCTTGTAATCACCTTCATCCACGGGCCGCTCTTGCTAATGCGAGACCATCCGTCTTCGTCGGGTTCTTGATCAGAATAGATCACTTCCATCGTTTCTTTTGTACACGATGGAAACTGCTCAAGTTTCAGTTTTGTTTCTGTTTTTGATTGAGCTTCCATGTAACGACACATGCAGAAGCTCGTTGCTCGCGACTTGTCGTAATCCGGGGCCAATTGCTTCGGGCGACCGTTGTACTCCCAATCATAATGAAGACGAGCCGCATCTTCATCTGCCATTTTGTTCAACAATTCATGGCGCTTTGGTGCTGGAAGAAGGTTGAACTTTTCTCTTGCACTTAGAAAACGAAGATCAGGTTTGTCACCGAGCTTAATGACATCGGCACTCATTTCTTCGTTTCCTCGAATGCGATGTCAGTGATCTCAGCTTCAATGGCATCGAGCATTGATTGTTTCACTTCTCGGAATTCGATTGCTCCTCCGTTTGCTCCTGTGACCTCGTTGACCTTGATTTCCTTCCATCCGGCGCGGCGGCTGAGCCAGAACTTGACCATATCCGTATCGCCGCTCAGAGCGCTCTGCAGGGCAATCTTCGCGACTCTTTGATTGATTCGTCCTTGAGCTGTCTCAATCTCATAGGCATAATACTTCTCAAGGAGTTTCGGTTCGATTCGGAGAATGGCAGCGACATCGAGGGTTGACGCACCGAGGGCAATCATTTGTTCTACCTGAGTTGCCTGAGCATGACCTGGATCAAACCCAGGACTTCCTTTAACATTCGCTTCGCGTATGAAAGTCTCACTGATCTGTTTCGACCATTCGGGCAATGTGTAATCTTGTTCTAGTAACGCAAGCTCTCGCTCCCGATCTGACCCAACAATAAATTTGGGTTTCGGTCGCGAGTTTTTGGGGACGAAATCATCCTCTAGTTCAAACGGGTTTTTGGTCTCGTCATCTTCGTTACGTTTCTTGCGGGGGCGGCCCATGATATTTCCTATCTAAAGTCATTCGACTTAATGATTGAATTATAACTCAAAAATTAAATTTTGTAAAATTTTTGATGATCGGTTTTGAGAACTGCTTAAAAATTAGGCAGTTGTTTACTGGAATTTTGATCTCGCTTCTTCTGCTTCTTCTTTTGTATTAAACAAACCGATATTTTCATAATCAAATTTCGCAGGTTTTCTAGCTAACCATTTTATTTCACCACTGACACTTATTCTTCTGATTGGTATCTTTAGTAGGTTTTTAGAATTAGTTGTCTCAGCTAAGTTTTCAATCCGGTTATCTAATCGGTCATCGTTGATATGATCTATACACTCGGGCATATAACCACGGAACATTAAAAATATCAATCTGTGGACACGATAATGCTTATTGTTGAGACCGACGTATCGGTAACCCTTCGCTTTTACACAACCTGCCGGTTTACCGATTAGATCAGAACGCACGTTCTTTTTCCATAGCAGTTCTCCGTTTGAATATATGAAGTATTCGTTTACCGTTTCTTGATCAATATTGATAGTGTACATACGACCTCCGTTGATGGTTAGAGTAGTGTACCGCATACCTCACTGCCTCTGTAAATTTATTTTTGTAGAAATTCCGATTGCTGATCGCTCCAGCCCAGTAGGAGTAAGGGAGGCTACTGGCGGGACCCATCGCCGTTTAAACTAGGACCACTACCCTACCTGCTTAATTTATAAGCAGTTGTGCAGCCCGCCCTTGCACTACTGCTTAAATAATAGGCAGTTACCTTACAGGCACGGCACTTGCTATAGCATAGGGCGTGCCAGCCATGGGCCTATGGTACACATGTACCATGCGCGTATGTTGCACTATGCAACATGGCACTAGGGCGCGTGCTAACGGGCTTTGCTTGCGTGCTATTGGGTAGCATGTAGGGTAGCATACCCTTTGCTATTTGCGTGCGCTATGCGCGGTCGTGGCATGTGCTGTTTACCTTGGCGGGCTGGCACGTTGCGCCCTATTGCACAACAAGGTTATAACTATATAACTAAGCATTTAGTTATATTAGGGTAAATAAAAAGCCGGGCAATTAACCCGGCTTTTAAATGGTACTAACTAACGCACAAATGCCATTTACCTTTGCGCCTATAATACAGTTTATAATTAGTAAATAAACTATGTTGTATTAAACGCGCGCTAAATGCTAAATGGTTAAACCAATTATTGCGTGCCCGCTTTTGTTTTGGCGGGTTATTTAATAACTTATTTAAACGCTTTTGTGTATGGTGCATTTTATACCCCTTAACTAATATTAAATAAATAACCGTTATTAATTACAACGGGCGCTGGCAATGCAACGCTGCATAAACTAAAATTAGCATACAATGCCCGCATTGCATACTTAGGTTTAATATTAACTAACATATTTGCATTGTTATAAGTAACCGTAAATGGCACATTAGCGCATAACAATGCGTTTATAAAATTACTACTAAGCGGGCAAACTAAGTTAAAACTAAATATTAATTTGTACATAATACCCCCTATTTAATACCCGCAATAGCGCGGCTAATGCCTACTTAATAAGTAGGCATTAACAGCCAATTACGCTAATGCAAGCCAATTACCCTTAATAACATAATTGGCGTGGCTGTTATTACTAACAGCAGCCACCATGCCAAAAGTTACCGGCGTGCCAGCATTAAATAATGCTGCAATGGCATTATTATAAATGCCGGTAAGCGGGTTATTGCCGCCAAGTGGCAAAGGTTTTGCGCCAAGTTTAACTAATTGGCTTGGCGTATGCTTGCGGGTTTGCCCATTAGTTGCCGCACCCCTTAACGCCGGGTTAGTAGGCGGTATATTGCCGGTAGCATTAGCGGCATTTACTACCGCCACCACTATGCCGTTAGCGTTAGTAAATTGCCCGTTTGTAACGGCCACGGCAGGCTGTTTAACATGCGCGGCGGGCATTGCCGTAACATTGTTTATTGCTTGCTGTACCAATGCCGTAAGCCCGTTATGCAACGGGGCTTGCACGTTTGCCGTTACCGTACTAGTAACGGGCGCTTGGGTTGCGGGTTGTTGCGCTGCTTGTGTGTTAGTACGTTTTGCCATTTTGTAACCCCTATTAAGTAAGCCGCGCTATTGCGGCAACCAAACTATAGCGCATAAAAACCTGCACGCGCAACATATTTTTTGCATGGTATTTTTTGTACTATATACATGCGCTTGGCAATGTGGTAACGCACGCGCGGGCGCAAATATGTAATAGCAAAAGATCTCAAGATCTCTTGATCCGGTGATCTCAAGATCTGTATAATCGTATAATCAATTTCCGTATAATCAGATCTTTAGATCTCTTGATCAGTAGAAGTCGGCAGATCGTATAATCAATAGATCACGTGATCAACGAATCGGGAGAAGTGAAATTCGTATAATCACCGGGCACTAAGGCCCGGTTGTATAATGATTAACCAACGAACCAAGTATTAGGAGCACCATTGATAGCGGAATCTTCCCAATGGAAGATCCAACATTTGAGATCAGCACAACCGCCGATCCAATACCCACCGTGTTCAAACACAACTTCCCAATTGTAATGTTCAAACTTTGAAGTAAGACATTCAATAATGATCTCATCCATTTCTGTATTTTCTGAATCAATTGCGAACTGAGCACCTGCATTGACCAAGAACTGTTGAAGTGGTTGAAGATCTTCTTCAGACGGAACAGAACCTTCACCTGCGAAATTAGCAAAGAATTGACTGATTGACAACATTTTGAATCTCCTAGAAGTTAAACTACGAAAGTGCATATGCACAATTACATAATAACCCGCACGGTGTTCAATAACAAGTAGGTTGTTTTGTCTGCAGATCATGTGATCAGAAGAGTCATCGATCATATGATCCAAACGATCTGTATAAAGAATTTCGTATAATCAATCTGTCTTTAGATCCAATGATCCGGCGACAAGACCAATTTCGTATAATCAACGGAGGGAACTCCACCCATAGGAGATCTTTTATCCAAACCAAATTCAATTCAAAAATGGTCCTCTGTCCCCCTAGACAAGGAGATAACGAAATATTGAGTCGAATGTTGTATAATCTAATTCGCTAATATTGAGTGTCTTTAAACACTTGGCACGTTTATTGCTACGCGCGCGCATAAAATACCCTACTAAACTGTAGGGTCACTCT